CCAAAATCATTCTTGCTAATTCTGTTCCGCTTGCGGCAGAAGCATTATCAAAAACCTTAACCGTTGTGGGTTTTGTCCCTGTTAAAACTGCATGAATAGATACGAGTTTACACCGTTCACCCGAAACTACTGCGCTTGCTGATAATACGCCACTTGACCTGCTGGTTTGACCTGCCATAAGAACACCTAATTAATCCTAGAAACCTTACTTTAATGAAGGTTGCGCCTTCATTCGGAGGTTTCTTTCTTCTTCTTAGGCGAAGCCTTCTTCTTTGTAGTGCGGGTCTTCTTTGGTAGAAGAGTAGCAACTACATCAGCAGGTTCACACACTAATGCGTCGGAAAGCATATTCAACTCTCTTTCGGGAAGAGACTCCAATTCCTTTCTGTCCGATTCGGAAAACACCACTACGACATTTTTACCGCCGTAATAGTGAGAAGCAACGAAGGCAGAGACTTCAACAGCCTTTGCCTTTGTTGCCTCAAACTTTCCTTCTCTTCCTTGAAGTTTTAGAGAATCCGCCCAACAGATTTCACTCAATTGGATGGTTGCCAAAGAAACACCTCAAAGGTTTCCGTAAACTCGCATTCGGACTGAACCGCCGTTAGCATCGTTAGACAATGTAGCGTTTGTTCCATCTAGTGCGGTAAACATGAGGGCAAGCGAGGTCGTAGACTCGTAAGCGCCTGTAGCAGAACACTCAATTTGAGGCTGAACACCGTTTGCGTTATCATGTCCGGTAATCATGGCCGCTGTAATGGTGCTTAATCCAAACTCGGAAGCAGGGATAATTGAACCAGTAGCAACAATTGAAGTGACATCAACTAACGCATCAACGACATATTCATCACCGACCGCTTTAGGTCTAGAAACACCCTTATGGTCTTCCAATAGGGTAACTGTAAATGCCAATGCCATGCTTAACCACCTCAAGCGATGTTGGTAATCTTACCTTGACCCAAGAAGAACGAACAGCCCGTTTCCGCAATCGTGCGGTAAAGGGCTTGGTTTCCAAGGCGACCCACACCGAATGGGTTTCCGTTGCTGATACCGTCCTCAAAGTATTGGGTTGGCTTCATAACTTGGAGCCACAGATGGTCGGTGTCAAGGAAAAGCATGTCGCTAATACCCGTGTCGGATGAGTTGGTCGTAGAAGTCATTTCCTTAACAGGAATCAATGGGATGTCGTAGTAGGTAGCCACACGGAAACCAACTTCTTGTCCCTTGATACCACGAACACCGTTCACGGTAGGAATAACTTCCTTTCTGTCCATGAAACGCTCTTGTGCTTGAAGCAAGTCAGCAATTGCTTGGATAGTATCGTAGCCCGTAAGGATAACCTTGGGGGAACCACCAGCAACACGGAGACGGCGAATCATGTCGTTAATCTTCGTAAGCGTCAAAGAACGAACAGAGGAAGCGGCGTAAGTGCTGGAATCAACTTCTGCATCAAGGAAAGAAGCGGCAGTATGTCGCTCATCACCGTAGATTTTACCGAGAGCATTGGAAGCGGAAGCGGTATCAGTAGCGAGAACACCACCGTCCAAAGCAAGGATTTCCGTTCTGTTGGAGACAATCTTCAAGAGCGAGGTGTAGTTTCGCTCAATGTTTCCTAGAGCCGAAACTTCACCGTAGAACTCAAGAGGCATAACGAGCATCTTGTTCTGTGCTTCTGCGTGAGCCTTACCCATGTCTTCACGGATAATAGCACGAATGTCGCCCAAGCCATCGTCAATCTGTGCCATTTCCATAGCAAGTTCGGAGATGTCAAACTGATGAGCAATCGTCTTAGGACTCATGAAGAGTTGAGCGTAGGTTGGGGCCATAGCGCCAAGACCGTCAGCCGCAGTAGAAAGGCCAGCGTTCTCCGGAACACCACCGATTTCGTCGGCTTGTGGGTCGTCGGAACCAATACCGCCGCCACTACCGTCGCTTTGGAGGGTCAAAGTAGAACCGCTACCACCGAATGGTCGGCTCTTGAGGATTCTCCAACCGCTGGAAGTGTAAGGACGCTTGGACAACATAGCCAAGGCGTTTACTTCACGGTTAAGCATTGACCAAACTTTCTGTCCGTAAAGAACATTGTAAAGTCCGGTGGAGTCAATGGCAGTAACGCCGCTGGCGGCGGCATCGGCAATATCGTGAGCCGTATGTAGGCCCTGCACGACACCCGCCTGCTTAAGCAGGGAGTTACCGCCAAAGTTTGGTAGTCCGTAAGTTGATGCTTCTAAGTCTCTAATTGTGTTAATGTATCCCATTTAATTCACCTCAAATGTTTCCGCCGACCATCTTGTGAATGTCGCTCCAAGACATGTCTGCAACTTCCTCCAAGGAGAAGGTCTTGACCTCTTGAGCGGCTTCTGTAGCCTTGCGAATTTCCTCGTTGCCAGTCTCCAAAGACTTTCGGAGTTGGCTGAATTGTTGTTGAAGGGTTGCGATTTCGGATTGAGCATCATACTCACTCTTAGCAACCAAGTCGTTTCGGGTAGAAACTTCTGCTTCAAATCTCTTAGCGAAGGTGTCTTGGAGGTTGTCAAAAGCCAACTTCTCAAGTTGCTCTGCTCGGAATTGAGCGTAAGCCTTCTCAATGTTTTCGGGGGACAGGTTCAGCGTAGAGAACTCCTCGTTTCCAAAGGCCTTTGAAACTTTACCTTCCTTTGCGGCTTGCGAGTCGCCAGTAGGTCGGCCACCGCTCACCACAATTTTTTCTGCGGGTTCTCCGGTTTCAATGGAGCCTGCATCAAGAGTGGCAGTTGGCCCTTTCTTCTCGTCGTCTTGGTATTCTCCACCAGCCATCATTTCGGATTCATCCATCATTTCTTCTCCGTCCATGTTTTCCATAGCGGGTTTTTCTTCTTCTTCCTTGCGGAGAGTGTTCACTTCGTTAAGAAGCGTATCCAATTCCGCCAATGCTTTCTCTAGTTTACTCATTGTTTTCACATCCTCTTGTTTAAGTATGTCAAATTTCGCTTCGGGGTTGATTCCTTTTTCACAGATGGTTACTTCGTGTAATTCAAGTTTGCTAATTTCGTTGTATTCGCCCAACTCTTCATTACGCTTTTTCACTTTTTGTAGTGCTTGCCCTCCTATGCTAAAACTCCTCAATGTTCCCTTGCGAATTCCTCTTCCTATTTCTTTGGCTTTTTCTATGTCGTCTCTTAATTTGATTACTACAAAGAATCCGACATCATCTACCTCTGTTTTGAATAATCTTCCTTGGCTGTCTCTATAACTTTCCACAACTTCCCCGACTTGAACATTTGAATGGTTGGTCATTACATTCCTAAATTTCGGGTTCTCCATATATTTCTTTACAGCCTCGTTAAGTGCTTTGAGTGTGATAAGGTCGTTCTGTTTGTCCACCATTTCAATAGAAGCATATCCACCAATCATCAATTCATCTGATTTTAGAATTTGAAACTCCTGTTTAAGTTCTGCCTTAATGATAGAAGACATCCTTCCCAACTCCTCGTTCACAAATTGACTATTTAACCTTATCCGTATCGTCGCCTAATTTTAGCGATTTATACTTGTCTTCATAGATATTCCATACGCCGTCGTCTGTGTTTTTATCTACAGGTTTTTGTTCGTATCCCGTAAATGCAATCCAAACCTTTTCCCCTTTGTAATCCACTACACGGAAATGCAACTTTGTTTCAAATTTGTTTCCGTTAAGAATGTATTCGTGATATCCATGTCGTTGAACACCAATAGTTACATCTCCCTCATCTATTAATTGGTGAGTATCCTGCTGTTCGGATATTTCAGCAGGGTATTTCACGGCCTTACCGAAGAGGGCGAAAATATCATCATCAGTTTGTAAGTCAATTGTCCACATTAACAACTCATCTTTGTAGTCTACAGAGAAGTTAAGGTTTCCATCCTTACGGAGATACACTTTGAATTGCGCTTCGTTCTTTTGTAGAACTGAATCATCTATAGTGACTTTCCCTCCCTCTACTGTAAGGTATTCGCTTGCATCTAGGAAATTTGCTAGGGCCTTATCGTCTTTCAAGAATTTAAAGAAGTCTTGCTTGCTTTCAAATAAGTTTGACATTTCTTTGGGATAATTCCTTTGCAGATACTCTTCAACTTCTTTCAAATCAGTTTGCTTATTTCTACTCATGTTATCTTTAACAAACCTAATTGTAGCGGCTCTTACTTGACTTTGATAAGTTTTCATAGTTTTCTCGGCTTCTTGCTTCCACATATCCAAATCATTGAGGGCATTCTTAGCCATGAGATTGTTTTCTTTGAAACCATAAAGAACGAATCCATCCATGCTCTTAGCGATAATCGTTGCTTCACCGTGGATGCCATCAGTAATTGTAATTCCTTTCTCCAAAGATAGTGCCTTGTATTTCACACTCGGCTTTGAGTCTTGAGACAACATCTGTAGCGTGACTATTTTATCGGGAAGAATCGCTTCGGGAACTTCAATAACCTTTGCAGAGTAGAGAGAATATCTCCCGTTGTCTTCTTTAACCTCATCAACCTTCACACGAATAATATCCCCAACATCAACCTTGATTTTCGTATTGAGAGCCTTACCCACATTCATGTATTTTCGTCCGTCCATCTCTACGATAAACTTCCCTTCTTCCTCTTCATC